AACGGTAGTATCAGGAAGCGAATCTCCCAATGTGCCTGTGTACGTCGTCAATGGAACTCCAAGTTGCGGCCAAAGGATGTCCATGATCGTTGATGTGAGATACATGGTTGTCCTGAATCGGATGTGCAGCAAGCCTTCTGCCACCGACGTAGACTGATGATCTAACGTGCCTCTGATCGCATTGGTGCTTCCGTCCGCGAGAGTCTTGACGATCTGAGGTGTGAACGAAAGGAATGCCATACGAGCGATTGTTCCGCCCGCTGGCCCAATCGCCAGTTTCGTTAAAGCTCCGACGCCACCGAATGAATATGCCATGTCGTTACTCCTGTGTTATGTGATTCCGCGTGGCTGTAGGACTCGAACTGTAATCTCAACGCCAGCAATAAACTTGCCGTCTTTCACCCATCGCCGTTCGTCAATGTCCTGAATCTCGATTGCAGTTGTGGTCATCACTTGACCCTTCGGTAACTCAATCACGCCATTCAATCCATTGAACATAAACGCTGACAGGATTTGTTCCGTCCATCGATCCCACGTTGCCAATCTGTCTGTCTGACTCCAAAGATCGTTGTCAATCAATTGTACCAAAAATAGATACGTCCACACGTCCCGTTCGTTGGTTCCTGCCTCTGGTGAAATCGTCGTTCTGAATGGATTGCAAATAAGCAAGCCAGGAACGTCGGTCAGTTGGTTTGTTTGCAGGTCTTTACGGTTGATTTGTGCCCGTGTTTTTTGGACTACAATTGCCGAGGGAACGATCGTTTTGTATTTGTCGGTATCCTGAACCTCCCACGTAATTTGATTCCGTAAAACCCATACGATGTAGTTTCTGAGATCCGTCTTGATGGAAGTTGTTGCCATTATTGCACCATGTTTGCCCGTGCCAGCATGGCAAATGTTGGGATACCACCGGCGGTATTGATCGTTGCCGACCGAACGTCCGACGCTCGCGCACGATCAATCGCCCGCTTCATCTCAAGTTCTCTCTCCGCTCTTGTATCACTTCGTACCAATGTCGCAAAGTTGTATTCACACATACGACAGAACACTTCATCCATTGCGTTCCGTTCGATGTCAATCGGATCGTCAATAAGATACAGGACCGTTCCCAGTGACACGCCAGCATCCATCAACGTTAAGTGTGTTGCGTCTTCAACCGACAAGATTGTGTTTTCATTGGCCGACCCATTCGCCCCGTACTCGCCCACGGGAATTGCTGTTGATGTGCCTTGCCGTAACTGGCATCCGACCATCGCTTGAGTAAAGCTTGTGCCTGTTCCGACAACCGACGTTCCGCTAACCGACACTGAGCCTGTGGTGTATTCTGTGAACAGCGTTCGCTTGCGTGGCTGTGCGAAGTAACTGATATCGTAAACGTAAACACCGTTCGGGGGAGGGGCAAGTTCAAGACATAGCCGACCGCCAAAGTATGTCGAACCTCGCATGAGGTATTGCCACGGCCTCGACGGTGCTGGAAAGAATCTGGCGGACCCCAGTTGAGATCCCCCTTCCATTGGAAACATGGTCCAGATTGTTCCCATCTGAACTATTTCTTCCAGTCGAAGAAAGTCCGATGGAAGGGTGTATTCGATCTGCATCAACGTATAGCCAGACCCAACCACGTTTGCAGCCGGGCTTCGGTTTGGCTTTAACTTGAGGTGTGTGCTGTCAATCACCGTATCTACAGCGTAAGCCGTTTGGCCAATCAGCATCAAGGATTGTGCCACCCACGACGGCCATGTTCCTCCGGTCAACGTGACGATCTTGGTGGATGCGACGAAACCAATTGTCCCCGTCCGATACGGTTCGTTTGTCGTGACCTGTGCTCGCCGGTGAAGATAGCTCCACGGCATACAATTCCCAATCCCGCGATACGCTTGAGCAACAGCCTCATCAGCAAGAGCATCCCCTATCTCCGCACCTTGAGCCTGATACGAAGTAAGCAACAGTCTTTTCTGATCGCTGAACAATCGCATTAGGCCATCTTCCCTTCCGCTCGCATGTCGGCCTGAACCTGTTCTTTCATGACGCGGTAATGCTTTTTGTCTTTCCGAAGTTTCTCAATCCTTGATTGCTCTGTGTCAACCCTCTGCTGACTTTCAAAGAAATCGACACCGAGTGTTTCGCACGCACCGCCGACATTGCGGATGTGCTGTCGAACCTTGTCTTTGCCATCGCCAGGATGAATCCACGCATTTGGATCTGCACCCCCGCGAGAGTCCGCCAAGGTTCCATTGTACTTGGAATCGTCAGTCAGTGAAATCCCAGCCTTGCGAGCCTGTTGCCGCACTTTCTTGGCATACGCTGGCATCGTGGTTTCGAGTCGCGGAAGACCGACCAGATAGTTTGTTGCGGTTTCCAATTGCGGACCCTTCCGGACCGCCAGCATCTCCGCAAGCCTCGGCGATTCACCCGCCTCAACCATCGCCCAATACCTGTTAAGGATGTGCTGTGGCTGATCCATCATTCCAATTGGAAGGTCGTCTTTTTTCACGCTGAAGTCCCCGTTGGTTTGTTGTTGGCTTCCACCCGTTGTAGAAGCATCTTGTTCATGGTGATCATGTTTTGACGCTTGGCATTGTCAGATGCTTCCGCATCCATGATTGCCGCCTTCTGAAGGTGAGTCGCCGCATTTTGATGAAGTAACTGCTGCGACGACATCATCTTAGTTTCTGATTGTTGCCGAGCATTCATCATGTTTTGTTCAAGTTGATTGACGTGAGACTCTCCCTTGAGTTGCATGTCCTGCTGCTTCGCCATCATTGCCATTTGATTCTGGTGTTCTTTCAGCATTGCGGCTTGTTCGGCTGTCTGTTGCTTCAGCATCATTCCGTGTTCTGCTGACTGTGCCTTGATCTGTGCGGCCATCATCAGGGATTGATTCTTGGCATCACCAGACTGTGCGTCACTCATCGTCTTCTGTATCTCAGCTTGGATCTGTTCGACTTCCGCTTGTGCTCGTGCCATCTCGATTTGCTTCATCTGTTCCGCTGATTCGTCAGGCTGTGGAGTCGGCAACATGAATCCCTTCACGTCAATTTCAGCAGCATCCCCAAACGCTTGGATGAATCCGTTGACGGGTCCAACATCTCCGCTTTGTGCCATTTGCCCGGCAAGGATCGGCAAGTAGTATTGCTGGAGTTCCTTGATATCAGCAGCGTCTTTTTGCTTGTTTGGTCGCCTCATTCCCGAGGCTTCCACGATTGCCTTGGATGATCGAAGAATGACGTTTGGATCTTCTTCTGTGACCAACATCTCCCACGCCGCACAACCCAGTGGACCGAGAACATCCCGCAGGGAATCTGACCCAACGTGAGTGTACGCACACCAGAACGTCTTGTCGGCAACATTCGACATAAACTCAGCAACCTTCTTGCGAAGGAAGTCCGGTCTAATGTTGATTGAATCAGCACGCCCCTGATACGCCGCTGCTGATCGATCGACCGCCCCGCTGTTCAGTCCGTATTGCTCGGGAACAAGCCCGGTTCGCTTCTCAATCTGCGCAATCAGGAACTGAATCCCCTGCAACAAACTGTCATTCATGTTTGGGCGTTCAACAATTGACAGAACGTCTTGAATGGTGTCGGTTGTATGAGGGTCAATCGGTATTCCAAGCGGGCATACGTCTGAGTTCAATAACGCCTGAAGATTGTCAATTGCACCCTTTTTGTGGAACATCAAGGTTTGACGTGAGTCCCAACATTTCTGGATGTACGCCGACATTAGGATATTGAGGCACGTTAATTCCCCAATCGCCGACGCCAAGATCGGTTCCGGCCACGCGCTTGATCCGCTGTGAGGATGCGCGTACAGCATTTGAACCGGCCATTTGTTGTCACGCCAATACTCTGTTGGCCATTTGGTTTGATTGTCCACCCACTCTGGAGTTGCCATTTCACTCAACATTGCTTTGGCTGGCAAGTTCAATGGGTAGTCACAATTCGTACAGATGCACAGATAGACGTAACTATTCTTGACCATCTTGTCGCGAACAAAGAACGGTTGTTTTGCTGCGTCAAACTCAGGTGCAATTGCATTTGTTTGCGTCTCTGCAACCAAGTCGCCTCCGAATCCCGCTCGGCTGAAAATCTCCCACCACTCAATCAAATCCTTTGTGGTTTGATTCATTCGACCAGGGTCAAGGTTTGATATTACTCCTGCCGTTGGAGTTGCGGAAACTCCTTTGTTCCTCATTGATCCCGCTGGAAGATTGAAATGTTTTTCGGTTTCTGCTGATGTGGTTCGATGTCGAATCGCTATCCACTGTGCGGTCTCCCAAAGAGGATCTTTGCAGTTTGGATCCACCAAAACATCGTCAACGTCTTGATGAAAACTGCCAATCAAAGTCTGATCTGACACCGGATACCGAAACTCTTCGGTGCGAAGAAACCCTGCCCCCTTTGTGATCATGTCAAACACCGCCAGCGAGGTGTGTGCCGACAATCCCGATGGTTGTTCCCGCTGGAAATAATTCAACGCATGTTGAGCCACGACCGACCGCATCTGAGCCTTTGCGTCAATCTCTGACTGTTGTTCCGCCAGTTGCCCAAAGTATTGTTGCGCTGCTGGATCTTGTCCAGCCAGCATCATTGGGTCTAATTCCAAAACTTTGGTTGGACTAACCTTGATGTCTGGCATTTCCCAGAACAACAACGGTCCCATGATATTGACTTGCTCTGATGTCAGGTTCGCCGTGATCTTGAACTTGGGAGACGCCATTGCAGCCCCACCCCCCATGAAGCGGTTCATGTATTGCGGGGTCCACATGGCTTCAGGACTGCCGCTGTAGAACGACATGATCTGAGCACCACGTTCGTTGAAACGCTTCTTCTCTTCCTTAGCGCGATCCAGCAAACCCCGCCAAGTTGTCACGATTGGCTTTGTCAGATTTGCGTAGTCGCCGGGAACAGCGTATTCGTCGTTTGGCATTCAATCACACCTTGGGCTTGGGTTGATCTGTTGTAGCAGGTTTCTGCTTTGAGGACGATGCCAAATCCAAAAGGGCCGACATTGTTTTGCGGGCCTCGGGCGTGTCGCGGTAATCCCAACATCCATTTCTCTTTTCGATCATGGGGGAATCAATCAACGATTGACAGCCTTTCTTGTGCATCCCGTTTTTTGGAACAAACGTATTTCCATTCCACACCGCCAGCGAAACCAAATCTTCGTGGAATACATCTGTCACAAACGCCATCTGCGGTTTAATGTTGTTGTTGGGAAGGTAGTAATAAACCATGTCCGATACTCGAATTGTTTCAGTCATTTGCTTCTCTCTTAATTGTTGGTGTTGTTAGCTGATTCCGCAAACTATCGAGTTTGAGGAGTTTCCCTTTGGAGCAATTCCAAGTTGTTTCTGAAACCCTGATATGACTGAACGGTGATCTGGCGCACCCTTGGGAGCCTGTGGAGGTGGGGCGAAATATCCGCAGTCGTCTCGCGATACAAAGTATTCCAAACAGGTACTGATGTCAATCTGTTGATGCTGTGCGGGTTTGTCGATTGGTTGCTTTTTTGCGTCTGCTTCCCATCTTGCTCGCTCAAGTTGCTTCACAAGATGCGGACACCCTAAGATTCTTAATCGAGTTGTCCCGTCGTGTCGAAGATTCATGGTCCCTTGAACTCGCATGATTCGTGGATACGGATCGTCCGAACCTGGAGTAAAACGACTCCCATGCCTGCGAGACTTAATGCCGTACTTCTCAAAATATCGTTCGTAATTTTGGCCGATTGTTCCGGCAAAGCCCGCTGGGGTTTGCCGACATGCTCTGAAGTCTGCAATCAATTCTTCAATCACGTCGCCGTTATGCTTTGGGGTAATGCCGAGTTTGCCGGCAATCGCTTGAGCCAACGGTTCCGCTGACGTGTAGTGAAGATACAACTCGTCGTACGGAACAATGAAATCTCCGAGATGCGGAGGGGGAATTGCCACAAACAACACGCCGGGATTTGCCGTACCTGGGTCGAGTATCAAATAACGAGTCCAGTTGGCCGGAACGCCATTACGAAGAATCCTGCCGATCGCATCGTCTTTGGAGTCGTCCAAGCCGTACGCTCGATGAACAAACTTACTGAACCGAGGATACATTCGCCAACGATCGTTGTTTGACACACCCCTATCTCGTGCCGCAAGCTCGTCTTCATTCATTGTGCCCATGATCCGGTTTCGGAAACTGCCTGCCGTAAACGGATTCTTGGAGCCATCCAGCACAAAATGGTATGACGTTTGATCTGTTTTGCCGGACTGATCTATTGCTCGCTCTTCAATCGCTGACATTTCTGCACTTGGGGCAGTGCTTGGATATGCCGTCCACAAGAGCCGCCCGCGAAGGTCAATCAATCGCACAAGTAATTCTGAATACCATTGACCATTTGCGATTGCTTCGTCGATCCAGATAATGTTTACCGGGTCGCCCATCGGGGGACTGTCTGCGGTTGAAGGAAACGATTCAATTCTCGTTTTGTCATTCGCCATCTCGAAGGCTTTGAACTGATTGGCTTTCTTGTCTTCCCACGCGAACCCGCTTTCCCCGCCTTCCACGTCTTCAAAGCGAAGCAGCGGTGGCGAGGGCTGTGTGTTGTGTTGTTGCTCCGCTTCTCCTGGTCTGGATGGATCCCATGATCTCCACTTGCCGGTTTGCTGATCCCTGATAACCCTGAACAATCCGGGCTTGAACAAAAGTCGATGAAATGTTTTTCCGATATGATCCCAGTTCATGCCCACCAGCCAAATTTTCATTGGTTCTGATCGCCATCGTTTCGGTCTCATGTAATGCTTTGAGCCGTCTCGAAATGTGACTGGCTTATTCAACAAAATAGATGCCATCGCCACGCTAGCGCACACCGACTTCCCCGATCGGTTTCCCCCAGCAAGCAAGACTTCGAGAATTTCGTTCTTTTCCATCGCCAAAAAAAACGCTTCCTGAAATTCTGTTGGCCGATAAATATCTAAGGCGTTGACCACCTTCCCCTTTTTAAAGAGGATCGCCTTTTTTTCAATCTCGGAAAAGTCTTTGCCGTCAGTCATTATGCCGGATCTCTCAATTCGCTATCAAGAATTGTCACGCCCGTATCCTTGGCAAACAACGCTCGCACGTCAGGGTGATCTAACATTTGCTTGCGGAACTCTTTGCTACTCATGAGCAGTTCCTTTGCTGGTTCCATCAAGATATCTTGCAGTTCCTCATCGGTAAGTTGCGACAGGTCTACGCTATTCTTCTTGGTGTTTTCCAGTTGAGCCGACGACAATAGAGTCTGTGCGGCCTTCAGGGCGAGTGTCATCTCCCCTATTTCGGAGTCTGGATTTGATCCCGCTTCCAACGCTTTGCGAAGAGCGGCCCCTACCATCTTGAATGTTTTTTCGATCCCGCCCATGCCATCGCACGCGATTCGCAGCACATCCCCGTATCCGTGCTGGACTCCGCCTTTGCGTGCTTTCTTAATGTCCTTAATCGTGTTTTCCAAAACCGTCACAGCCGTTTTTGATGCTTGACTATTTTCAAACTTACGATCTTCCTTTTCGCATACGTTGCAAAGCGTTGAATATTGATGCCCTTCCCCCTTGCGAAACTTCTTCAACTGATGAATGTTCGCACCCTCTTTGCACCCAGGGCACACGCGAAGGCTGGGGTCTACATACAGCGGTTGGCCAAGTACATGATCTTCAAACGACATTTGGTACACCAAAAAGCCCACAAGAAACCGCGAGGTAACTTGTGGGCTTGATTACGAAACAATCATTACCACAAACAGATTGCGGTAACGCGAACCTGTGTTGGAGTTCCCGTTCCTGCAACCGTTTCAAGGGCCACTGCGGCACGAGTTCCGACAATTGCGGTATTGAATTTCTGAATGTCCAATTGAGCCAGCACCACGGAGTTACCGGCGTTGGCCGTTCCCCATGTTGCCACAACCGAAATCAACTGAGTCGCGGTCGTATCAATTGCCGTGGATGCAAGAGGAGTAAACTCCCTCGCGGTCGCGGTCCCCGGCACGCCATCGACATACGTTCCGCTGGCAACAATCGTTCCCGATGCCCCCGCAGTTCGCACGTTAATTTCGGCGTCAAAAGTAAACGCATCGCCGGTCGCATTAGTAACTGCACCCGTGGTCCCAACAACCGTAGATCCGATGAGGATTTGCAGTGTCAGTGTTCCCGTGTTCCATGTAATTGGACACGCACCTCGAACGCGAATCGCATCGCCCGCCTGAAGCGCGTTTGCTGGGAACGTATACTGATTGATCGTAAATGCCGTTGCGGCAGTCACGTTCGTAACAGCCGCCGATGGTGAAACTGACGAGAACACCGAACCGCCACCGAGGCCGTATTCGGTACGAACTCGACCCGCCGTTGCAGACGTGGTGATCGAATCATTGACCGTAATTGTGGTTCCGTCACTCAGGGCCGAAACAGGACCGTAGAACGTCGCCAAGAAATACGCATCCACCGGAATGGTGTTTGAGGTCGAACCGTTAATAACGCTTGGAGCAAAGCACCGAATGGCCGCACCAGCAGGGCACGCCTGAACGCGAGTGCCCCAGTAACTGGACACCCAATTCAATGCAGCCCCGCCAGCAATGGCACTTGCTGAACCGTTTCGCACAAGCACCAATTGCCGAACTTGCTGAGATCGCATTGTTGCGGTTCCCGACACGACATCAAGGTCGTTGTCTTGGAACTTGTGGCCCAGCATTTGTTCGTAACCGGAGATTTTCGTTGTGTCTGTAATCGACACGAACGTCTGTTGATTGAATGGAGAGAATGACAACGCTGCTTTTGACATGCGACTTCCTTTGAAAAAAAGTGCCGGGAATTACGTGGTCCCGGCGAGCCACTATTCAGAAATCTCAGACACCAGTGGTGAAGTCCTTGATGACCGTGATCCATTTGGGGTTGTACCGAATGTTTCCACCGGCCAACATCATCCATGCGTAGTCAAACGTACCGGGGATCTGTTGTGGACCCCAGAACGTAAACACGCCGCCAGTCACAGCACTGTCGCCAGTAGCACCGGGAGCCACCTTGGCATCGCTTCCGGCTGCGGTTCCATAAAAGAATACTTCCATCGAAGCGGCACACACGCCAAACGTCCGGTCCGAAGGGCATGAGTGATCAACGTCAATCACAGCGCCTTCGTAATTGTAAGCCTCGTAATAACCAAGCATTTCGGCGGCTTTGGAGGACTGCATCGTATCGCGGAACGAAACTCGCATTTGGTTTTTCACCGCACCCATACGCACCGACCCTTGCAGGAAGATGCTTGGCATCATGGTCTTAACGCTATTCATGGTCAGGTCAGTGTTGGCCTGGCTGATGATTGCGAGACAGTTGTTGTACCACGTCGAATCCGCAGGACTTGCACCGGGAGTTTGCCACTGGTTCGTGCGTTCGTTGTACAATTTGGGAACCGTGGCGTCGTACATCTGATCTGGAGTACCGTGACCGTCTGGCCAGTCCGAACCAAGCACCGTACTCATTCGCTGAGCGTTCGGAGTGTCAGTTGACCACCCGCCACCGTAAGCACCGGGAGACAAATTCAATCCAGCGTACGTTCCCGTTCCACCAAGCGGCACGGCAATTCGGTCTGCGTTTGTGCAAACTTTGTCGGTGATGTTTCGGCGGGAAAACGTATTCATCCCAATGAACTGGTTGGGAGTGACGGCAGCATCCGAATACAAGGAGTCTGCAAATTTGACTTGCATTGATTGTGTCAGTTTTTCGCCGCGAGCAAACAGATTGTTGACAATCACCGGACCAGTGTTCATCAAAACTTCGGTGTAGTTCATGCCGCTGGTTGCGTAAAACCATTGCGGAGTAACCGTTGCTGGAATGTGGTAGTTGTCGTTTGCAAATGACAGCGGCTGGCCTGGGGTGTAATCCTGTGCCGTTGGCAATTTGTAATCAATCAACCAGTTGAGATCCTTACCCTCAGCACCACGCTTGATTCGGCCTTCTTCGTCAAGAAAGCCTGGCAAAACGCGATGACGGAGGAAGACCTTTGTGGCTCCTTCAAGGTACTGAGGCGCGGTTGACAAGTCGGTCGGCTGCAAGGCGTAAGCCATGTTTCAATCCTTTTACTTATTCTGAAGTCTGTTCGCCAGTTCTCTTAAATCATTGAACCCTGGCCGTTTGTTCTCGGTCGCCCGACGTTCGGGCGAGTCAATCGGAATCCTGCTTTGTGGAGACAATGTGTCAATGAATCTCTGAGGAGTTGCTTTCGCAACTTTGGAGACTGACAATGTTCCTGGGTTTGGTTGCTGTGGTTGCGGGGAGAATGATTTTGCAATCGTCAACGCCGCGTTTTCGTCGCCGTTGAATTCTTGGCTTTTCAGCAAAGCGTCCACCATCGCGCCGGTTTGAGTCATCTTGTTGTCATCCCCAAACAGTTCCGCGTAATGCTCATCAACCCATGCTTGGCGTTTGGCTTCGGCGGCTGTCTGCTGGGAATACTGTTCGATTGGCGTCAACTTCTCCTGAAGTTCCGCAAATCGTTTTTCCATCGCCTGCTCGTAAGCGGTGAGTTTACTGCCCACCACCTCGTCCATGAATTGGTACGGGTCATCGACGAACGATCGCGTCAATTCCTGATCCCGTGCGTACTTCTTGTTCATTTGTGCAGCCGCAGCGATATGAACCGGGCTGGTTGGATTCGTTGGAACGTATCCTTGTCCGTCTGCTGAGAGTGAAACCAGATTGACAACATGATTGTCCACCTGCATTCGCTCCCATCGACGAACCGCAGCCGCTTCTTGTGCTGGCGTTGGAGCCTGTGAAAGTTCGTATTGCGACTGAGCTTGAGCGGCCAGTTTGGCTTCGTACTCCGCAATCTTGGCTTTGTATTCGGATGCTTTGTCAGCCTCCGCTTTCCATCCAAGAGTGTGATCCGCAAACTGCTCCATCGTCAGGTCGTCGGGTAAGCCCTCGAACTGAGACTTCAGTTGCGACCACGCATCAGGTGATCCTGATGGTACAATGCCTGCGCCAAATTCTTCCCCAACAAATTCAGTCATTCACTTCTCTCTTTACTTACTCGGTTTTGGCCCAAGGCTGCTTCCAGAAACCACATTCTGAACAACCTTTACGGGCGGGATGGGACTCGGACCAGAATCTTTTGCCATGACCTAACTCCTTACTTTGTTTGACCTTGTTATTCAAAATCAATGACATCAATTTTTCACCATTGCGTCAACGCGGGTTTGCAACGTAGAATACGGATTGATGGTCAAATTGTTTTACCGTGCTAACCACCAGCAAACCCAAGGATTAAACATGGAGCGTCCGCCAGATGACGAACACAAGGAAGTCCCATTAAAACAGGCGAGAGCATTCTTCACGGCCAATCCGACCGTTGAAACGCTGCGTCTATGGGCGACAAAGGGGGTTCAGTACAAGCCTGTTGCCAAAAACGCCACCCCTCGAAGACCCGTGGTCCTGAAAACCTCCTCAGAAGGTAAGACGTATTTCACCACGAGGGCATGGGCAAAAGAGTTTCAAGAAGCCTGCACCAAAGCACGATCCGCAAACAAAGGAAAGAGGTAAATTCATGGCTACGACAATCTCAATGCTGGCCGAGCACATTTGCAGCGAAGAAAAAGCGGCACGAGCGTACCGATACTTGCAATCGTGGTGCGG